CTCTATTCATATTAGAATTCTAAATCCTGTAATGGTTCTAATGGAGCCTGAGACATATTAGACTCAATGCCCTGTTGATAATTATCGTAACCAGTATCTACCGTTGGTTGAGCGAACTGGTCTTGGTAGCCAGGTTGTTGGGTGGCTCCGAATGCGTCGGAGATTCCCTGCATATCTTGAGGTGTCATGCCTTGAAGCATATCAGGAGTGATTGGGTTCTGAGATGCCGCATTCTGAGCTTCTTCAACAGCTTGCTGTGCTTGGAGAATCTGCATCGGGTCGACCTGTTGCTCCTGGACGAAGCTGTCAGCCTGCTGGCGAGTGACGACGCCCTGAGAGATTATTGGGACGAGAGTCTTAATCAAGTTCTGCTTGTTAATACCTTCGATGCCTACGAGTGTCTGCATAATCATAAGAGCATTGCGACCTTGTTCTACTCTTTCTAGTTTAATCTTCGAGGAGAGTTTGGCGCGGATGAGGGCACGACCGAGAATATCTTCCTTAGAGAGTGTGGCGACCGAACCTTCGTATGGGAAGGTGATGTCGTCTTTATCGCCGTAGATTAAAGTCATTGCAAACATCTTCTGGATAAGTTCAGACATACCAGTCTCGATGTTGGCGAGTGGGGCGTTCATGCGCTGGGAAACTGCACCAACCATAGCGCTAGTCTCGGCGGCGGTGGCGCGGTTGCCAATCATAGCCTGGAGTTCGAACTGGTCGGTGGCGCCGAGCATACGCTTAATCCTCTGCTCACGACGCTCAATAGCAGTGAGACAGGCGGACATATCGTGGCTCTTGTTTACCACACCAAAGGTCTGGAGCGTACCTTCTACAATCTGACCAGCTACCTGGGATAGTTTCTCAAATTGCTCTGCGTCATACGAAGCGCTCATGAAAGTGATTGGCGCCATGATTGATAAGTTGTGGTTCATCACTGCTTCGATTGAGCAGATGGCGTCAAAGTCGTCTAAACAATAGAAGAGCGGAGATACTGGGAAGGTTTCCCAGTCGGCATCAATGAATGGGATAGTAACGATTGGAGAGTCGATGCGAACGGTATCTGGGCGAGTTTTCTCGTTGCCTTCGGAATCATAATACTTAACGTCTAGCGTCTTCTTAAGCTTGTCATCTTCTATCTGAACGATGAAACGTCGGTTAATAATGACAGCATAAACATTCGAGATAAGGTCCCAGATGTATGCGACCTCTACATCCTCACCCTTATAGCCAGGTTCCTTCGGCGAAACTTCCTTACCATCTTTGTCTACGGATTTGGAATTGCCTACTGGGTCAACTGCGTAGATAGATTTGAAGGTGTTGAGGTCGGCGGTAATCTCGTCCTCCCAACGATATGGATGAGCGCCGGAAAGCTCATCAACATACTGGTCAACATCGTTGATGGTCTTAAGCATATAACCATAACCCTTCTTATAAATCTCTGCCTTAACCTCTGACCAGGCTTTTACTTCGGTGAATCCGGTGAAGCGGGCGCGGTTGGTCTTCGATGCACGAGGGTCGTGGAGCATCTTGTAGGCGTCGATGAGTGATACCTTGAAGCGACTGCCATCTAATGGCTCTAGGTAAAAGTTTGCCTGTCCCTGCATGACTAGCTTACGAGTAGCCTTTGGAAGAAGAGAATCAATCTTGTTGTCGTCATGAAAATACTTAGCGAGAGAAGCGAGGCGGTCGACAAGGGCCGGGTCTTTCTCTGCGTATTCGTCGGCTGGCTCGTATTCGAATTGCTGGGCGCCGCCCATGGCCATTGATACCCATGTCTCTACGGCGTTGAATACCGTATCGTTGGTGGCGTCAGGGATTGTATTGCATAAGTGCTTTAGGCACTTTACTACTTCAGGATTTCCGTTCCCAATGTTCTGGACGTATTGGTCGGCATTCTCCCGATACGTGTTATGAAGTGGACACTGTTTGTATGCGAGGGTCGCTCTTTCGCACATAGCTAAGAGCGGGAGACGGGCCTCGGCCGCCTCATTCACATAGCGAATCAGATAGTCATACTTCTGACTTTTATTAGCTCGTGGCATTTAGTTTGTTCCTTTAATAGTTTTTAATGCTAAAGGTTTGTACCTTTACCACCATTTTACTACAACTTTGAACGAGAGTTCTTGTCCTTAGCCATATACTTTTTGTACTTGCCCATGTCGAGTGAGGCTGCCCATATCCAGCGCGCGGCTATCGTATCGTCGTGATATGGATTGCCATCCTCGTCCTGGCCTGTTGCTTCGGCGCGATACCCGCCACCAGGTAGTAGTGTCCAGTTAAAGTGCTGTGCCTCCTTGAGGAATAGTTCATCGTGAGGTTTATAAATCCCTTGGTTCAGCAGGAACTTGAGGCGGCGGATTGCTTCGTTCTTCAGTGGGTTGGTGGTTCTGATACCGTACTTTAGGATGCGACCAGAGTTCTTGATGTCGAGCCATAAGCGTGGGTAGCCTAGGTTTTTAATGAACTCAATCATTGTCTCTCCCATATTACGTTCGATTAGAATGACTGCCTTGTTGTAGTAGGTGGCAAGGTTGATAGCGAGTTCGGCGCATTCGGTCTGCTCGATGTAATCAACGAACGAACACACCTCTTCATTGGTAGACATATCAATCACGACACCGGCAGTGCGGTCGGCAGCGTAACCAGAAGATGGGTCGATTGAAAGAACATACCTATGGCCAGGTACTGGTGGGATGTACTGGCGGATGGAGCTGTGCGGGGTTTCGCCCATCACTACCTTATTCGTTTTCGAATCGAGGAACTGGTCAAGACACTTATATTCTTTCGGATGTTCGAGCCAGTAGTTAATTACTTTGGCTGGTAGGACTGGGCGACCGGTGGCGGCGAACGATTCCTCTTCCTCCGACGGATAGTTCTCGAACATATAGTCCTGGTCACCCTTGGCTTCCTTGTCTAGGGTGGCCTCGTAGAAGTTCAACTTCGGTAGCCAAGTTTCTTCTGGATACCCACGTTCCTCGAATATATCCATGAGCTTCATGTCATACTCTGTCGGCTCGTATGTGTCCAGGTCGTAGAACCTAGAGTTCTCGTCCGGTTTAATCATATACTCCGACTGCATGTGCCACGGGAGGAACAAATGCTTAATGCGAGAGTTAGGTTGCTGGGATTGACGGACGACATCATAGAAGTGGTTGGCGCCGTTAGACGTGGAGACATAAACAGTAAGTACCAGACCGGTCTTTGGCTGGGTAGCGAGGATACCACGCTCGAGGTTAGAGACGTTCTGATAGAAAGCGTACTCATCGAGGATGACAATCTGGTTGGTAGTCGAGCGGCCGGCCGCCTTGGACTCTGCGCCACCGATACGGACATTGCACCCCATCGAGATACCGTGGAAGTCCCTCACCTTAACGTAAGGGATTGGACTAGAGGTGGCGTACATATCTGGCAGGAGCTGTGGATGGGTGGCTTCCATAAGGGGCAACCACTTCTCCTGAAAGAACTGAGAAGCTAATTGCTCCGTAGGGAATAGATGAGTCAGGTTGATGTTCTGCTTCCTGGAGACGATGTATTGTTCCAGGGCGGCGAGCAATACTGAGATACCTTCCTGGCGAGCTTTGTGAATTACCAAGGTGACTGGTTCAGGCACCTTAGCGAAGATGTAGGGGAGGATGAGACGGGCGACTTCTTTCTGTGCCTCGTTCAAAATGAACGGGACGGCGTGCCCCTGCTTATCAATAATCAACTTCCCCTTAGCGCAATACTGAGAGAAGTCGAGAAGAAGTGCTGTCAAATCTCCTTTATCGAGCTTCTCCCAATGCGTGTAAAGGGGAGTAATCAGTTTCGATTTACTCCCCTTAGCCATTATTTCTTGGTGGCCTTTTTAAGTTTTTCTACGCGCGTTTTCTTCTGGTCTTCAGTGTGTTCTTCTTCCTCTTCGAAGTTGAGCGGAAGTTCTGGTTGCTCAGGAGTCACAGGCTCGGCCTGCTCTTCCTTAGCTTCCTCTACTGGGACGACAACCTGATTGCGGGCTGCAATCTCCTGCATATTCGAACGCTGAAGGATGTCAGCAATCTGAATTTCAATGTTCGAGATTGCTCTCAAGAAGGCAATAGCCTCGGCCTTCGTGGTGATACGAAGGGTGGTGATTGCCTGGATTTTTTGTTGAGTGGTTGTTTGGCCGCGAAACATAGCCATATTATTTGCTCCTCTTTAATAGTTTCTTTAACGATTGGGTGGCAGATTTGTCCACCTCAATTTCATCATAAGTAGTTGACATCTCTTGTAGAACAGAGATATTAGCTTTCTTCTGTGCGATGATGCTTTTCAATTTATCAATGTCCTTGTCTGATAGGAGTTCAAGATTTGACTGGAGAGCGCTAGTGAACTCTTCTACTCCGTCGGACTCCTCTTTAATTAGACAAGCGATTGCGCTGGCGACATCAAGCCCCTTCTCTTCGACGTACTGCTCTGGGTCGTCGACTTCTACTACCATCATATTAGGTAGCACCTCTTCTGGGGTTAAGGCTCGGCGCATATCTTTTATACCATCTTTCATGTTAAAAATCTCCTTATGATTCCATTATATCAAGCTTATGATAATCAAGCTCCAATGGGATTTTAATGGAAGTGTTCTTCGGAGAGAATCGAGACTTTGCAAGCTCGACTTCGACTTTTTGAACCGTACCTTTGAGGTCCTTTTTGTTTGCTTTGAAGTCGAGACGTAGTGATGGATAGAACTTCGTGGATGCTCCGCCCGGGGTGTTCACCGTATGAACTACGCCTGGCGAAATCTTCTTATGATTAACGAAGACGAACGCTGTATTAGAACCATTGAGTTTGCGGATGAGCTGCTTCATCCACATCGTCATGGCTTTAGCTTGGGCCAGAGCCGTGCTCATGGTCTGCTCATTGTCGGCAGCGAGCTCAACGTTCGATACGAGAGCGGCCAGAGAATCCACCACGATTAAATCGTAGAAGGTATCTGGGTCATCAAGGATGTCATTGACGACACCCCAGATACTCTCAATCACATTCTCTGGAATGCAGTCGACGCCGTGTCTATTGAGCCACTCGTATTCCTCTGCTGGTAGGGAGTTCTCGGTATCGATGTAAAGAGCTTTGATGTCTGGTCGGGCGCAGATATTCTTACAGAAGCGGGACTTGCCTACTGCGCTCATACCATAGATTTCAGTAATACAATTACGAGGGATGCCTCCCTGGGGTTCAGCCTGAATCAGGGAATCCAACTCAGGATACCCAGTAGAAATAAAAGTACGATTCGTAATTAACTCCTCGTACTCTTTTAAGGTTTGCATCCCGCGGTTCTTCAGAATCGCATCAAGGGACATTTATTCCCCCTGGTACTCTTCTTCAGGAAATTCGATACCGAAGTGTTCGGCGGTTTTCTTGCCCCACTCCTCGTCGCCAACATAGCCCTGTGGGTTCTGCCAGCCCTTCTCGGATTTGGTAATGTTGTCCCAGTTTGGTTCGTCATCGACTAGTTCACAGGTCTCCTGTTCGTATTCGATGTAGAGAGCCCAGATGTAGCGGGCTTCTGGGATGTGCCAGAGCTTGCGAAGCTCAAGGTTACCCGTGGTACGGGAACGAATATTTTTTGGTGGTTGTGGGAAGTTCTGCATAATGTCCTCCTTGCAGTTAATAACTGTTACCATTATATCATACAAAAAGCAGAAAAAGCACCGGGAGGACCTCGGTGCTTATATTTATTTTACTTTATATCTTCGACTCCGACCAGTGCCCCTGGGCCAGTAGGGTTCTTCGCATCTACGGTGATAGGAGTAGGAGCTTCTGGTATGTGGTATGGGTCTTGGTATGGGGTAGGGGTCATCGGTCGGGACTGGAACTTAGGTTGTTCTAGTCCGTCAGCGAAATCGACTAGGGTAGAAATCTTGAGGAGCTTCTCGGCCTGGGTGGCCTTGGAGTCCAATATCTTTTTAAGACTGTTTATTAGGTTCTGATACATTGAGTATCTCCTTGAATTGTTCGGCAACAGAGGTGGCGGCGCCAGCATTCACGTCCACCCACCTATGCTTCCCATCAGTTAATTTATTATCAATTAAAACTCCATACTGGTGTTTGGAGAGGAGAGGTATCTGGTCATAAAGACCTTCCTGCTCGAGGTACCTCTTAGCGATGATGTGAGCGGCAGGGCGGCACTGATTCAGTTGACGAGCTGACATCGGGACGTAGGCGAGAACTGAGCTGAGTCTGGCTGTAATCCCGCCACACCCACAACTAAAGAATGTAGGAGACGTCATAACAATTTTATCATCGACTTCCTTGAAGCCTGGTGTTGTAAACATATTCATAACCATATTATATTCCTATGTGTTTAGGGGATAATAACTCCGTCAAGTATAGATGCTTCGGAGGCGTCCTTATTTCTGTCCGGGCCGGCCCAGGACTGGGCGTGGTCAATAACTGAATTCTCAATATTCCGCCTCTGATTCTCCTGTGCTTGTATCTTCTCTTCTATAGTCTGAGCCTGGTTAAGGAGGGCCGAACCTTGGTCTAGGAGTTCTGCTTGAGCCTTGAGTGTCTTCGTCTGGAGTGTCTGGAGCTCACGAGTTAAAGCGAGCTGATGGTTATTCTCCATCGTGGTTCTAAGTAATTTGAACGCGTCGGAGTCTTCCATTGTCCTGATAGCCTGTGGGTCGTTGTGTCCGAGGACTTTGAGGGCGGCGTCCTTCTTCGATGTACCTGATAGAGTCAGGGCGATGTAATCCTTAGCGTCCTTTAGACTAGTCTTCTTTGCCATGTTGGTCTTTCTTATTATTTAATTCATTAGCATTAACAGTCATCACTGTCTTCATCATTCTGTTAATCGCGTCCGAACAACCCGAATCGATGATGTCCTGGTTATTAGTGAAGTTAGGTTGGCGGAGATTGTCGGTTTTGATGAGAGAGTAAAGGGAGAGGAGGGAGGTGGCGTCGATGACGTGGAGGGTGTTACTGAGAATCTGAAGTGCGCGTTCCGCCGCCGCCAGCCTCTCCTCGAGTTCTTTTACCTTAGTAGTTAATTCTTTAGTAGTCATCTTAACTTCCATATTACGCTCCTACGTATTTATTAAAGTAATCAAAGTAGCTTCCGCCGGTCAACTTATTACGATAGTGAACGACCTTGTTTCCGTAATTGTTTACCCAGGCTTTCTCCCAGTGCTCGCAGGTCGGGACTGGATGTTCCGGGTCATCGTATATTCCCTGGCAGCACTCTGGAAGTTCTCCCGGGGCCAGGTTCGCGAGTATCGGGTCGACCTTAGGGTTATCGAGTTCTTCGAGTAGAGCGTCCGCCTCATCGATAGGACCGGCAGCCAGTTTCTGCCCGGCGAGCCACTCGATGTAATCAGCAAGGGTTTTCCCCGCGGCCTTTGCTTGTTCTTTGAGTTGCGAACGAACAGACTCTTTAATGTTTACTTTGACGTATTGGTCTTGTTCCATACTTTCTCCTTTATGGAACATATTATACCACGTATGGAACATGGCTATGGAACATTTGGAACATAGTTTGGAACATAAAAAATTCTCTGGATGGCAGCAAAAATTCTCTGGAGAGGTAGTATCCGCACACACATTCCGCTCATAAATTCGCTCATTTTCATTATATTTATAGGGGTGGGGGGCTCTCCGTGGCGCTAGCTAGCTTGCGGGCGGGCGTTATGCGGGCGTATTATGCGGGCGCTTGCGGTATACCGTGGCGGGGCGTGGCGTGGCGTGGCGTGATACTTGCGCATGCTATATACGGCGGTATATATGCGATATGGCGGGGGGCGCTTTTTTGTGGCGTGTATATATGGCGGATTTTATAGGGGTGAATGGCGGATTTTTGAAGAATCTTCACAAAAGTACTTGACATGCTTCTTATTATCCTGTATACTAGGGGTAGCTTGATAAAAGCAAGCGTGAACATTAAAACATGATAGATAAAAGAACAAGCGATATGGGGCTTGGCGCAAAAGTGGGGCGCCCGATATAAACACCACTTAAAATAAGTAGCGCCATATCATGCTTGACTTATACAACACTATCATGTTATAATGGATTCAAGCTTGATAAATGCAAGCTAAAAATGACAAGCAAAAAGTGAGTAGCAGTAAGGTATTTTTTGCCGTGGCAAGATATCACAGCAGACTGGCAGGGGCTTTTTGTGGGACACCGTGGCAACATTGGTGTTGGATTTTGACAACTTAAAAAATAAAGGCTATGGCAAGCATAAACGGCGAGCATATGCTATTACAACGGTTCAAGCGCCACGGCGCTAGTGGTTGTACTAGTAGCGATGTAGCAAGCTTGGTATAAGAGCGATAAAAGTGTACTAGCATAAATCTAGCATAAGCGTTGAACGGTGGCGCTTGGGGGTGAAAAAAACACCGTTTATACTTTTATTTTTCACGTGAAAAAAAAGATTTTTCACGTGAAAAAGTAAAGCATAAAAAGAAAGGGTATAAAATGTATACAATGCTATTATGGCAACTAGTAATGATGCTAGCGGGGGCGGGCGTGGCGTTTTTGGGGCAGATTTTACGCCGTGATAAAGTTACGCAAGTGGGCGCTGTTATGGTGTTTATGGGCGCAAGCGCTTTTATATATAGCATTCTAGCAGTAGCATTCTAAAAGGTATTGACAAAACTTGTATAGTTTAGTATAATGGAAGAGTAAAGTAAACGAAAGGAGCAAAATGAAGTTTACAAGATACACTATAAGTTTAGGATTGAATGATAAGGACACCTTGCGCCCCGTCGATGTATACGAGCATGCAAGCATTGAAGTAGCTGGGCGATTGTCGCAGTTAGACGTTAGCTGTACTATCACCCGTGGCACGGGGGTATATAAACACGAGCGTGGCGATGTTGTAATTGAAGAGACAGTTGTAATAAGCATTATAGATTTTGACGGTACGGCGGGCGCAAAATTGGGGGCGTTTATTGACGGCGTGAAGCGTGATTATAATCAAGAGAGCGTGGCAGTTGTAACAGATAGCATTGAAAGTGAGTTAAGATAGGTATTGACAAAACTTGTATAGGTATAGTACAATTAAGACAGTTAAAAGAAAGGCAAGCAAAATGAGAATTGAATTATGCGAAAACGTTGTAAGCACGGATTACATCGAAGGCAAAACACTACACTACTTCACATATGCGACAGAGTGGACAGATACTGAACACGTGTTGAAGTTCAAGACATTGGAGCATGCGTTGGAGTGGTATGAAAAACATATGCACGATAGAGTGGTGGCGCAAGGTAAGTATTGGCTAGAAGAAGACGGCGACTTAGAAGAGAATATCACAGACGAAGATGCCGTGAATGAGTGGCGCACGATAGTAGATTGTATAGCGTACTGTTAAGAGAACAGTAGGGGGGGCGCAAGTTTAAGTGAAAGGAGTAATTATTATGGCAGTAGAAAGCAACATTGAGATGTATTATGAAGAGCTAATCGAGAGCATAGCAGAGAGAGCATATGACGACATGAAGAACGGTGGCGACGAAGACGAGTGTATATGGCAAGCTATTGACGACGGACTGATATACTATTGCGACCAAGCATATGTAGTGGCTAATGCATTACAGAATGGATTTATCAGTTGGGGCAAGACTATTGAGTGGGACGCTATCATTGACATGCTCTATTCAGATGTGAGCGAAGAGTTAGAGACAATTAAGAAAGGAGAAGAATAAGATGAAAGAGTTTAAGAGCTGGCGTGATATTAAGGAGTGGTTCGAGCAGAACGGCTACCCCGTATTGGCAAAGCGCATGCAGATGAATAACGATTGTTGGAATAGTTGTGGTGAGTTCGGGCGTTCGCAGATAGCGATTTGTGATGCCATGAGATATGCACAGACAGAAGAAGAAAGGCACGAAGTGGCGCAGTCGCTTATATACGAAGACGAGTTGATTCAATTGGGGCTAATAGAGCTAATAGCATAAGGAGTAAGCATGAATTACGATGAACAGCAAGGCGTGGCGTATGCAGTAGGTAAACTATACGATTTACTAGACGAGCATGCGAGCGATGAGAAGATAACGAAGAACGCCATAAGAGATTTGATTAAAGAGTTAGAAGACGAATACGACAATTAAAAAAGGAGAATATAAATGAGCGTAGGAGAAAGAATTTGGGACGACCTTGTAGCGTTGGAGAAAAAGTTTTGGAATAGGGAAGATTACAGCGAAGACGACATCACAACATTGAGCAATGTTATTGACTATATTGAGAGCGATAGGGAAGATTTTGAAAACTATTTTAAGGAGAAAGAAGTAAAGGAGTAAGAGATGATTACAAGTAAAAAACTACTAGTGCTAAAAGATATGGGGGACGGGGCTTTTAACGACCTTGTTATCTTTGATGATGAAGTTGATATGAAAGCAGTTAGGGAAAAGGTAAGCGAGTTGCATAATAAAGACAACTGGACTTATGACGACCTATTAAAAGAGTTAGATAGTTTTGGTGGGTATAGCGTGATACCACTAAGTGCTATTGAAACTATTGAGTATTGAAAGGAGTAGACATGGATTATAGTAAGTTAGATTTGAATGAAGGATTTGTACTGTCGCAGTACCATGCGATTAAGTTCTTGGAGTGGTGTGTGGCGCAGGAATTCGAGCAAGCAATGCAGAATAATGGCATTGACAATACGAATGCAGGAGCATTTATGGAAGACGCAGTGGCAATGGCGCAAGAGATAGTTCGTAGAGACTGGGAGTGGGTTAAGTTTGTAACTTCACCGATGAGCGCAAGCGAAATGACAATTAAGGAAATGATTGAAAAGGAGTAGTATGTTTGGAGCATTGAGTAAGTATGCAGAAGTACCACCGTTCGCACAGTTCGGTTATGAACAGAAGACAACATTCTGGGGGGACTTTGGAGTAGCAGATGTGTACGGGGTGGGCGCAGTTGAAGATACCTACAAGCGTTCGTTCGACAGCTTCAAGGACGATAAGATATACGGCACGGAGTTAGCAATGGTGTTGAACCATAAGTCTTGGGAACACGCCGATAGTAATCCGATGTTGAGCAAGGTGTATGCAGACCTATACTACAAGCTACACGACTACATCTTGGACAACTGGAAAGACGAAGACCTTGACTATTATTTAAGCACAACAGATTAAGGAGATAACATGTGGTACAGAGTAAAGATTGACGAAGATAGGTTCTTCGTAGATGAAGCAACGCTTGCAGATATGAAAGCAGACGGAAAGAAGTTCGAGATTGAAACCACGAACAAGTGGTTGGAAGGAGTAGTGAGAGAATTCCCGAACGCTAGGTATTCGGACGGCATGGTGCTTGACGAAGTGATTAAGCTAATTGACGAGGGAAAATGTAATGCGTAAAGGAGAAGAGTAATGGACGATAAGAAACAGATTGAGCTTTTACAAGAAGACTTGGAGTGTGCGCTGGAAGACATTGCGTACTGGACGGCGAAAAATATGCAGTCGGTGCCAATGATATTTAGAAATGACCAAGTGCAAGAGCAGTATTGCAAGTTAGTAAAGG